CCTAAACGCGCTGGACGCCACAATTAAAAACTTTTTTAGAGATTTCTTATAATCCATCTTGACACGGTTTGGGTTATATGTTATGTGAATAAAAAATTTAATTAAGGGAGTGTATGAAAAATGATTTGTAAAAATTGTGGTAGCGAATTTGTTCAAAAATCAAAATATCACGTAGCGTCGTTTTGTTGTCGAAAGTGTAGCAATGAATATAATAAAAACCACAAAGATATAAATAGTTATATAAAATATAATCATATTTGCAAGCGGTGTGGTGTTGAGTTTTTATCGTCACGCAAAAAAGTAGTTTATTGTTCAGAGTTTTGCAGTAAGAATAGAAACATTTTTATTATTGAGGGGGAAGTTCATAAAAAATGTTCTGTTTGTAAAAAAATAAAAATTCGTGAAGATAATTTTTATAAAATGTATAAGAATGTTACGGGGGACGGCTATCAGTCAAAATGTATTCAATGTGGATTAGATTATAAAAAGACTGACAGGGGCAGGGAAGTCGGTAAGCGATCACGCATTAAGCGTAAGGATAAGGCATGGAAGGTTGAAATGATTCGTCGCCAACGTCCGGAAGTAAAGCAAGCGCGATCTGCCCAAGAAGCAACACAACGAGTAGTTGATGATAATTTTGCATTACGATGTCGAATGCGAATGTTGGTCTATGCGGCATTAAGGAGAACGCAACGGAGCAGAAAACTGGAAGAAATGATTGGATACTCAGCAGAAGATTTGCGAGTATATATTAAAAAGCTGCTTGCGAAAATAGATGGGATGTCGTGGGAATTATTAATGCAAGGAAAAATTCATATTGATCATAAAATTCCGGCATCAAAGTTTAACTATGTTTCGGTTTGCGACGAAGATTTTAAGAAATGCTGGAGCTTGGACAATTTACAGCCAATGTGGGGATCTGATAATTTAGAGAAAGGTAATCGGGAAGATTTCGCTTGACAATATAATAAATCAGATTTAATGTACTCAAAACTTAATTGGAGGCATTATGGAATCACGGGAGAAAAAGTTATTAACGAAATGTCTTAGGCAGATCGAATGGGAGGAGGTTTGCGATCCCGGCCATGAATCCCGTGGACGTATCGCTCTTGTATTTATCTGCCCTGATAGTGATGATCCTGACGATCCGGTTGAGTGTGTTAATTCAAGGGTAATAATGTGTCGATGGGATGTGGATGGATTATCGGGTGAGACAATGTGGATGGAGTGGGATACTGAGTTGGAAGCGTGGCATGGGCCAGTTGAGGATGCCATTGCATGGAGCTTTTTGGAATAATTAATATCCGCGTGTAGGCTATTGGCAAGTCACTCGGCCTGGGACCGAGACTTAGGAGGTTCGATTCCTCTCATGCGGACCAAATAAATCATAGAAAGGGGAGAAAATGAAATATTACAATACGGACGGAAACGGGTTGGTTATTAAATCGTGGTGTGAAAATTCTGAGCAGGGCGCAATTGATCAGGCAATGAATTTAGCACAATTGCCTTTTGTGTTTAAACAGATTTGCCTTATGCCGGATACTCATCAAGGCTACGGGATGCCTATTGGTGGAGTAATGGCGACGAATTTCGTTGTGGTTCCAAATGCGGTGGGGGTGGACATTGGATGCGGGATGTGTTCTGTCCGGACTTCGATAACTGAAATTACTGTTGATTCTCTGAAATCTATTCTTGGGAAAATCAGGGAGGCCATCCCTCTTGGATTTAATCATCATAAATCTCCGCAATATTCCGGCCTAATGCCGAAAACTGAGGGTGGTGTAATCGCTAAACAAGAGTATCAGTCCGCTACTCATCAAATCGGAACGCTTGGAGGAGGGAATCATTTTATTGAAATCCAGCGCGGAGATGATGGTCATGTTTGGATAATGGTTCATTCGGGAAGCCGGAATATCGGCAAGAAGGTTGCCGATCATTATAACAAATTGGCAGTTGAAATTAATGCGCGATATTTCAGCAAGGTTCCGAAAGAATGGGAACTGGCATTTCTGCCTATGGATAGTGATGAAGGCCAAGCGTATTTACGGGAAATGCAATACTGTGTTGAGTTTGCGCTTGCCAATCGGTCATTGATGATGGAGCGGATTCAATTATGTATTGCTGAGGTGTTAAGTGAGCCTGTTGATTTTGATCCCATGATTAATATTGCCCATAATTATGCAGCGATGGAAAATCATTTCGGCAAGAATGTGCTGGTGCATCGCAAGGGTGCGACATCCGCACGGGAAGGTGAGATTGGAATTATTCCTGGATCTCAAGGAACGGCAAGCTATATCGTCAGGGGCAAGGGTAATTCAGAATCGTTCATGTCCTGTTCGCATGGGGCTGGTCGTGCGATGGGACGTAAGCAGGCAGAAAGAACGCTTGATTTGGCCACTGAACAGAAGAAATTGGACGATAAGGGGATACTTCATGCGATTAGGGGAGTGCATGATTTGGACGAAGCTTCGGGGGCTTACAAGGATATTGATGTTGTGATTGATGAGCAGAAGGATTTGGTGGATATTATAACCAAACTTGAGCCGCTGGCCGTGATAAAGGGGTAGAATGTTTGGGGGATTAGCGCAATTGGCAGAGGCGGTAGTCTTGATTATCAAAATACACTATTAAAGTAATTTGTTGACAAACAGTGTATTTTGATATATTATTAATTCATGAAACGAGGTCCATATAAAAACAAACAAGAACTTTATTTGAAGGCAAGAGAACTTCGCTCGGAAGGATATGGATATCGGACGATTGCTAATCTTTTAGAAAAAAGAGTAAGTTACAATGTGATACGAAACTGGGTGAGTGGAATAATTGTTGACCGGAGCAAGACTGATGCACTGCTAAAAAAATATCGCATTCTACAAAATGAAGCATACTCTATAGATAATTTTACAACAAGCAAGGGCAGGAGAAATTTTATAATTTGTAAGCGGGGGCATCAATGCGAGATTTGCAAGAACACGGAATGGCTCGGATTACCAATCCCGTTGGAATTGGATCATATAGATGGAAACCGTAAAAATAATTCTTTGAAAAACTTAAGAGTTATATGTCCAAATTGTCATACTATGACTCCAACATACAAAGGGAGGAATATCGGTAAAGGTAAAATATGGGAGAGTAGCCCAACGGAAGAGGCGCTAGTCTTAGGAACTAGTTATGTGATGGGTTCAAATCCCTCCTCTCCTACCACCAGAGACAAGAGGATGTAGGCCAATTGGTAGAGTCATCCGGCTTAAACCCGGTAAGTTGGTAGTTCAAATCTACCCATCCTCACCAAATGCCGGTGTGATGTAAATGGCACGCATTGTCAGCTCAAACCTGATATTATGGAGATTCGAGTTCTCCCACCGGCACCATAAAATTTTGGCGGATTACACTAATTGGTAAGTGAGCAGTCTTGAAAACTGACGTACACCGAAAGGTTATAGGGGTTCAAGTCCTCTATCCGCCGCCATACTATAGAAGGTTGACAGAGTGGCAATGTGCTGGTTTGCTAAACCAAGGCTGCGAGAAATCGCACAGAGGTTCGATCCCTCTACCTTCTGCCAAATTAAATGGAGAGTAATTATTGTCAGCATCATCGGCCCGTAAATGGATTGAGTTGGGATGGCTACGGAGTGGTCGCGGTTGGAATAAGTAGAGAGGGTGAAATGAAATATATGACGATTATAGGGAATAAATGCTAACCCCCCCCTCAAGCCCTGCACCTATCCCGGATGCAAAGGAGTAAGCAATGTATCCTGAATTTGATTATTATGGCGGGTGGTTAATTTTCTGGCCCTGTTTAACTGTATTTTTATGGTGGTTGGTGAATTAAATGAAAACAGTTGCGTGGTTTTCTGCTGGAGTTTCTTCCGCCGTTGCGATAAAGTTGGCGATCAAAGAAATTGATGAGATTTATTATATTCACATTGATGACCAACATCCCGACTCGCTAAGATTTATCAACGATTGTAAGTGGTGGTTTGGTAAGCCAGTTAAAATTATACAATCTCCCCTTAAGTCTGTTTATTACGCTTGCGGGTCAGTTAGATATCTTTCCGGAGTGGCTGGTGCGGCCTGTACTCGACTACTCAAGAAGCGTGTTAGGCAGGAATGGGAGTTGGAACAAACTGAAAAATTGCGATACGTTTGGGGAATGGATTTTAATGAAAAAGATAGGGCGGATAGGCTTTACGAGACAATGCCAGAGCAGGACCATATATTCCCATTAATTGATAGGAAGATGTCAAAAGAAAGGGCGCATGGGATATTGAAAGCAAGTAAAATAAATCGTCCTATGATGTACAATCTTGGATATCATAATAATAATTGTGTAGGATGTGTGAAAGGCGGCATGGGCTATTGGAATAAAATACGGATCGACTTCCCGGAAGTGTTCAAAAGGCGATGCGAATTGGAAAGATTGATTGGTGCGTCCTGTCTTAATGGAATTTTTTTGGATGAATTAGATCCGGAACGTGGCAGGCAAGAAGGCCCAATCGTAGATGACTGTGGAATATTCTGTGAGATAATGGCGATATGATGATTCCATTGAAACCGTGTAGTTACCCCGGATGCAATAAATTAGTCAAATCCGGTCGATGTGAGAGTCATCGCAGGCAGGCGGACAAGAAATATGATAAAGAACGTGAAAATGAGCCTTGGCGGCAATGGATTCATTCTACTCGATACAGGGTTGCGATTTCGATTTACAAGTCTGAACATCCATTGTGCGAACGGTGTGAGAAGGTTGGAAAGGTGGTCCCGGTTTATATAGTGCATCATAAGATCCAGCATAAAGGGAATTGGGAATTGTTCTGGAGCCGTGATAATTGGGAGAGTGTGTGTAATGATTGTCATGAGGCTGAACACGGCAAGGATAGATTCAAAAGGAGATGGTAATGAAAGGTGAACGGTTACTTTTTGGACTTCCAATAATAGAAGTTGAGGAAGTAAATAGAGATGTTGATAACATTGTTTTCGGAGACTTTAGCAGTTATGTCGTTCCTGTTAAAATTGATGAAACCTTCCTCTCCGAATTCGCTCAGGACATGCGAGAAAATGGAGTGGATGATGAGGAATTTATTGCTGCGGTGGTGGATGATTTGAGAGGAGAAGATGATGTGTCAAACTTGCATTGATGAGGGAAACATTTCAGAGACTACCACAAAGTTAATAGAAGATTTTACTGATGAATGGCCGCGTTCTGAATTTGGTCCAGCGCATATTGTTTTGGCCGACTGGAATATTGAGGATTCCCATATAAAATGGTGCATCATGCTCATAGATGTTATTATGAGCGGGGATGCGTCTAAGTTAAATAAAAGAGAAAAGGAAATGATGGAAGTTGTTGATTGGTGGCGCGATCATGATATAGAAGAATTTATTGCAACAAAGGAATTTCTTTTGAAGTTGTTGGAAATTCCAGAGGAGAAAAGATAATTATGCCTAGCGGACAACATTCCAAAGCAGGCTCCGGGCGTAAGGTTATCCCTATGAGCGAGAAGATTGCCAAGGGGACATTTCGACCTGAACGCCAAAAGAAGATCCCATTACCTGATGAGCGATTACCTGTACCTCCTTCTTATCTTACCAATGAGGAGCGGCAGGTATTCCGTCTATTCGTAAAGCGCATCTCCTCCATCACCGTTGCATCCATGTCCCATACGGAAATCATCGCCAAACTTGCTATCCGGGAGGTTGAAATCCGCAGACTCAGTAAATTCCTCAACGAAAACGGTTACAATTACGAGCAAAAAGGAATAATTAGTCGCGGTAAGGGTGAGAATCGCGTCCAGGAGGTTGTTGTACTAGCAATCCGCACCCGGCCAGAAGTTCGTCAGCGGCATGAGGCGATGAAGCATTTCCATTCATTGTGTCTGGAGTTTGGATTGACTGCGAGTAGCCTGGGCAGGGTAAAGGCAAAAGAACCAGTTGATAATAATAAAAATAAAGGCAAGGATCGGTTTTTTACATGAAACGCCTTTATGATTCAGTTCGATGGCGTAAAGCATCTAAACAATTTTTAGCCGATAATCCGCTATGTTTCTTATGTCAACGAATAGGGAGGATTACTCCTGCTACTCTCGTAGACCATATTATTCCTCACGAAAATGATTACGATAAATTTTGGGATACTTCTAATTGGCAAGGATTGTGTTATACTTGTCATTCCGGAATTAAGCGTCGGATAGATTTACATGGATTTACGTCTGCCTGTGGAGTAGACGGCTTGCCGCTTGATAGTAAACATCCTTGGGGAAGTTATGGCAAAAAAGAAGGTTAAGGAAATTAATATCAATATTCCGATTACGCCTGACAGGGCAACTCAATATGCCGAAGATGTATGTAATGGGATAATTATTGCTGGTCCATATGTACGTGGATCATGCAAGCGTCACTTAGTTGATCGGGAAAAGGAGCGCACCAATCCTGATTATAAATTTTATTACGATGAATCTGAAGCTGCCGAGGCAATAGCATTTTTTGAGGAATGTTTATGTCTTAATGGTGGACAATTTGAAGGTAAGCCGTTTATATTATTTCCGTGGGAAGCGTTTATTATTGGCTCGTTGTTTGGCTGGAAACGAAAAGAAGATCATTTTAGGCGATTCAGATTGGCATATATTGAGACGGGGAAAGGTAGTGGTAAAAGTCCTTTGTCGGCTGGAATTGGCCTTAAAGGTTTAGTAGCTGATGGGGAACCTCGTGCTGAAATATATGCAGCAGCAACTTTTAAAGCTCAAGCAATGGTGTTATTCCGCGATGCTTGTGCTTTTGTAGATCAATCCCCTGAATTAAATGAGCGGTTAAAACTATCCGGTACTGGCGATAATCGCTGGAATATTGCCCATACTTCTTCAAGCTCATTTTTCCGAGTGATATCATCTGAAAATAAAGGTCAATCTGGCCCCCGTCCGCATATGTATATTGCAGACGAAGTGCATGAACATAAAGATGGGAATGTGATAAGTTTATTAGAGAAGGGGTTTAAATTTCGCCGTCAGCCAGTTGGGATTGAGATCACGAACAGTGGCTCTGATACAGCATCTTTTTGCTTTGAACGTCATGAAATGTGTAGGAAAATAGTTACAGGAATATTAGATAATGATGATATTTTTGCCTACATTTGCGCCTTAGATAAGGAAGACATTGAGGATGAGCATGGGGAAGAATCAGAATCTTATTTAAATAATGAAACTGTTTGGGAAAAAGCCAATCCATCTCTCCCCTATGGAATCCCCGGTTACGATTACATCCGCAAAGAAATCAAAAAAGCCTATGGGATGCCGTCCCAAATGGCTATCGTTAAACGTCTTAACTTCTGCCAATGGGTAGCTGCTGATAATCCTTGGCTGTCTGGTGAATTGTGGTTCGGTTGTCAGCAGGCAGGAGGCTTTGATGATAGAATGCTAGTTGGCCGTAAATGTTGGGGTGGGTTGGATTTATCATCTACTCAAGATTTAACTGCGTTAGCATTATTATTTGAACCTGGATATATAGAAATGGAAAATATTGATGGAATTTGGCAACCAATCAATGAAAAAGTGTTTGATAATTTCTGGAGATTGAAAATATTCTATTGGATTCCGGGGGATAGATTAAGTGACAAGGAAGATATTGACCATGTTCCTTATACTGTTTGGCGTGACAAGAAATATCTAACAGCGTTGCCGGGAAAAGCAATTAATAAATCATCTGTGGTAAAATTAATGTCAGAAATAGCAAACAAATTCGATCTCCAATTTATCGCTTATGACCGTGCAAAAATGAAAGATATGGCTGAACATGCCGACAAGGCTGGGGTGGAATTAACTTTTGGTACGTGGGATAAAGAAAAACGTATCTGGAATTGGGAAGCAGGGGATGGAATTAAAATGGCTCCATTTGGACAAGAATCGCGCTCTATGGACCCTGCGATAAGTAAGTTTGAGGGGATGTTAGCAAACAAGGCAATAATGCATGATGGAAATCCAGTGTCTACGTGGTGTGCAAGCAATGCAGTTACTATCCAAGATGAAGATATGAACAGGAAGATTAGCAAGAAGAAATCAACAGGCAGGGTAGATGGAATTGTTGCTGCGGTTATGGCTGCGGGAGTTGCGGATGATAATACAAATGTGAGTTCAGTGTTCGATGGATTGAGCCAGGAAGATATCAGGAAGAAATTGAGAGGGGAATTGTGATGGATTTATTTTATGGGTTTATTCCAATAATTGTTATGTTTTTATCCGATTATTACTTTATCAACAAATATGATTATCCGTCTTTGTCAATTTTAATTGCTATTTGTTACAAAAGTCAAAAATTTAGATGGCTTGCTTGGAATATTTGGGGAAATGAGGATTGGTTTTATGAGAATGTAAATAGAAATTTAAGAGGGGAGATTTAAGATGGATTGGATATCATTTTTATTAGGAGTTTTGGTAAGTTTTCTTTTTATATGGATTGTGGAAACGATAAAAAAGAAGAGAGAAAATAAACGGATAAAAGCATATAATGAAATGGCGCGAAGGAGGGGAACCGGAGGGGGAATCATCGTTTCCCATATTGATGATATTTTTGATAATTAAAATAATATAAAATAACACTTGACAACATAATAAATCAAGTGTAGGGCGCAATTGAAATTGGCATGGAACGGTTGGGAATGTAATGGAGGGGTAAGTTACGGAGTGGAAAGGCAATGCAGGCACGTAGTGGAACGGAGAGTTAAGCCTTGGTGGGGTTAGTTGTAGCAAGGTAGGCTAAGCAAGAAAGGAGGCGCGGACAGGTCAATAGGCAATCACATTTCCACAAATCACTAACTTCATATACGAAAGGAGTCATACAATGACTACCACCGAAAAGAAGACCGTGAGTATTTCCGCACCGAAGTTTCAGACCGCAGTTTTTGAAATCGTGGGGGTTGCCCCTTTGGTAATTCATCGTTTTTCGGCCAAAACCAAGAACGAAATGAAGCAGAAAATGGAAGCGGGAAAAACTGCATCAAGCCGCAAGAATCGTGAAGCAAAAAATACCGACGATACTTACCAGGAATCCCGTTATATCTCTCCTGAAGGTTGGGACGGGTTCAACGCATCGGCAATCCGTTGTGCAATGATCTCCGCTTGCCGGTTGGTCAATTTCAAAATGACCCTCGCCAAACTCTCCGTGTTCGTCATGCAGGATGGGTGGGATGCCGCCGAACCTCAAATCCCACTTATTCGTATCTACGGAGAGGCTCACAAACAGGAAGACATGGGACGGACATCAACGGGACAGCCCTACGTTACTGTTCGTGCGGTCTTTCACGATTGGTCGGCCAAGGTGCGAATCCGGTGGGATGCAGACCAGTTTACCATCGATGACATTTACAATCTTCTTTACCGTGTCGGGATGCAAGTTGGGATTTGCGAAGGTCGTCCCGATAGTCCCAATAGCGTAGGCATGGGATGGGGGTTGTTTGAGGTAAAGGGAGGGGAAATTCATGGGTAGGAGCAACTTAGCAATAAAGCAGCCTCTAAAACCAACAACCATCTCGGATGAATTAATTATTATTCAATCTGCAAACGGTGGATTGCTTGATCCGGTTAAGGTTGTGGATTATGCACGTGATCCATTCACGCTCCTTCATAAGAAATTCCAATGGGATGATTCGATTGCTGCCGAGAAATACCGAATCTGGCAGGCGCGGATGATTATCAGGTTGGAATTGATTGTGGTCAAAGAAGATGTCAGCGGCAAGGTTCATATTCTGACTGATGTAAGTGAGCAGAATGGTAAACTTGTTCGGGCATTCATATCCCTTGAGGATGATCGGCAATCGGATGATATTCGCGGTTATCGGAGCTTGACTGATGTATTGTCCCGGGAGAATTTACGATCCCAGATGCTTGAGCAAGCAAAGAACGACATGAACATCTTTCGCCGGAAATACTCAGTGTTGTCCGAGTTGGCGAAAGTATTTGAAGCAATTAATGAAATAACATAGTCATGGTTTCACGGCTAGGATTGGCGTGGCTATGCAGGCAAGGTGTGTCTCTGATTGGAACGGAATGGATTGGATCGTTACGGATGGGATCGGCAGGAATGGCGAGTACGGGACAGGCGAGTTGGGTTCAGGTCCGATTTGGATGGACGAGGAGTGGCAGGTGCGTTGGGGAATGGATAGTCGTGGAGAGACTCGATTCGGATTGGCGAGGATTGCAATGGCAGGCAAGGAATGTAACGATGCGGACGGGCTAGTTGCGGAAAGCGATGGATCAAAGAGGTAGGGCAGGCGAGGCAATATGGCGCAAGGAGAGTCCGGTAACGGTTCGACGGGGAATTGATTGGCAGGTGCGGACAGACATGGAATGTTGAGATGCGGCGTGTTCGGTTGCGATAAGTAAAGGTTTGGTTATTATTATATGGCTCAGTCTCCTCGATTGGGCCATTTTTATTTTTCCCTTGACTTTTTAATTGTCTACCTTTATTCTCCATTTAAAGAGTAGTACGAGCGTTCTATTTTATATTATATTAATTTCAGGATCAATAACTATGCGACATTAACCAATGGAAATTAAACAGAAAATCTACAAACTGTTCCATTTTATCTCGACATTGATTACATTCACCTTCGATGTGCGGGATTTGTTTTTATTCAGCGGACTGTTTTTTGTCGGCTACGGATTATGGCTACTGGCCCCCTGGATTGGATTCAGCGTGGGTGGATTTTTGTTAATGATTCTCGCATTGGCGATGAAGGGAAAGGGCTAAATCATGAAGTGTAATTTTTGTGACTTGGAGGCAACAGCAAACAATCGACTTTTTGTTGGCGAAGTTAAAAACGGTATCCTAAGTTGGGATTATTATGGAGATTCTATATATACATGCGAGAAACATCGTTTTATGCATGTAGAATTTGATATGAACGGGGAAGTGATAAAGAGAGTTTAATTATATTAGGGGGATAGGGTAGCTCCTGAACGCCGGAATCCCTGCCGGTTTCCCCCAAGTAAATTACAGGAAATGCTCCAGGGAAGGCGTGAAGGTAATGTATTAGAATTGTCAATTGTTGGGAGGCTTCCACAACTTAATAGATTTCTCAACCTCTCATTGACGGACCCCAAGAGCTGGAATCCGAGCCTATGGAATCTCGGTGGCTCTCAGGACATCTCCGGCTCCAATGTCAACGAAGCATCCGCGCTTACCTATTCAGCCGTCTGGAATGCGGTAAATCTCTACGCAGGGGCATTATCCACCCTCCCCCTGCACTTATGCCGTACCGATTCCAATAAGACTATCAAGGTCACAGAGAAGCGTTTATATCACTGTCTCCATTCCTCGTTCAATAAAATCATGACAGCGCAGGTAGGCCGGTCAGTGATGATAGCCCACTTGCTGACTTGGGGGAATTGTTTCGCTGAGAAAGTCTATAACGGTTACGGGGAGATTACCGAACTCTGGCCTATATCCCCCAACCGAGTCCAGATTACAATGGAGGATGGGGAGTTAGTTTATAAAATCCAAGTTGATAACCAAACCTACCCATTCAAACGCAACAAGATCCTCCACATCCCTGGCCTCGGATTCGACGGCTATCAAGGCTATTCCGTAATTTCAATGGCCCGTAAATCCATCGGCCTTGGGATGGCAATGGAAACCTTTGGAGCGTTATTCTTCGGCCAAGGAACTCACCCCGGAATCACCGTATCACATCCTACCACTCTCAAAGATCCAAAGGGGTTCAGGGAGGCATTTGCAGCAGAATACGAAGGATTATCCAACGCTCATAGGGTAATGTTGCTTCAAGAGGGGATGAAGATCGAGAAAATCGGGATTCCGCCTGATGATGCACAGTTTTTGCAATCTAGGGAGTTCCAGATTCCGGAGATTGCAAGGTGGTTTAATCTGCCTGTCCATCGTCTAAAGGACATGAGTAGATCAACCAATAATAATATCGAAGCGGAAAACATCAGCTACGTAACCGATTCGTTGCTCCCGGTTGCAATTGCGATTGAGCAGAATTTGGACCTCCAACTTCTTACATACAACCAGAAATATATTCAAGAATGGTTTTTCCGCCACAACTTCGATGCCTTGCTTCGCGGTAACAGCAAAGATCGTGCAGCTTATTACAAAATCATGACCGGAATTGGAGCAATGACTATCAATGATGTCCGTGAAAAGGAAAATTTTGATCCATTTGATAATCCCTATGCAAACGAACCATTCATAGCGATCAACAATATGATCCCTCTTTCCAAGGTAGATGAATGGATGGCGAATCAAGCAAAATCAGCACAGAAAACAGTTCCCAAGGAGGCAACCGATGTTAATCAGCCATAAAACTTCCGTGCGATCCCGTGCGAATAAAAAGGAATCCATCACCGACAAGGCCGCAACGGAGGCAACTATCTATCTCTACGGTGACATTGGGGGCTGGTTTGGGATTGACCATCAAGAATGGATCAAGGAACTCAATTCTTTAACCGCTGACACAATCCATATCCGTATCGATTCCTCCGGTGGAGATATCTTTGCGGCTCGCGCAATGAAGACAGCAGTAATGCAGCACAAGGCGAAAACGATAGGCCATGTGGATGGACTTGCCGCGTCTGCTGCTTCATTCTTCTTAATGGGGTGTGATGAGGCGGAAATTGTAGACGGTGGATTCATTATGGTCCACAAGGCGATGTCGATGATCGATATTCTTGGCTACTACAACGAGGATGACTTGGCCGAACTCTGCGAAGAAATGCAGAAAGAAATGCAACTCCACGGGAAAATTAACGAATCTATTGCAAATGACTATGCCAAGAAAACGAAAAAGAAAAAGGAAGAATGTCTCGGATGGATGGAAGAAGAGACATGGTTCACTGCCCAAGATTCCCTCGATAACGGACTAGTAGATCGAATTTACGAAGGTGAGGCGGTGGAAGGAAACCATGATTTATCCATCTACGCGAAAGTTCCCGACTCATTGAAATGCAGAGATAAGAGTGCATCCAAACTCAAACGTGCAGCGGAAAAAGCCCTACGCGATGCAGGGTTCAGCGATAAGCAGGCCAAAACGATCATAGCGAAAGGTTATCAGGAAGATTCCCGTGATGGCGATCAAACTGTAACCAATCCCCCTGAAACTCCCGCAGTTCCCCCGATAGTTGATCAGCTTCCGGTTGAGCCAAAGCGTGATGTAGAGGCTCCTGTGGTAGTTACGGCGAAAAAAGATCGTATTGCGGACCTGCTGTGTCGAGCGGAAATTGTTTCACCTTCAACTTAATTAAAAATAGGAGGACTATCTAAATGAAAACGGCAACTCAGTACAAACAGGATATCAAGTCCCTGATGGATAAGGTAGCGGGGATTGATGCA